TGCACATAAAAACACACGAAAAACTACTTGAGGTATAGTCATGGCCAACTACAAAGGCATTGAGTATCTGAAAAACAAGCTTGCGCAGAAGCAGGGGCGGGTCAGACTGCGCTATAACTACTACGAGATGAAGCATGTGGCCCTGGACTTCCGGATCAGCACCCCGCCGGATCTGAATTGGTTTATGAGCGTGCTCGGATGGTGCGGAAAGGCGGTGGACAGCCTGGCAGACCGGCTGAATTTCTCCGAATTCGGCAACGATGTGTTCGATATGAGCAGCATCTATGCCGCCAATAACCGGGACATCCTGATCGACTCCGCGATCCTGGGCGCACTGGTCTCCTCATGCGACTTTATTTATATCACTGCCGATGAGACCGGTTTCCCTCTGCTGCAGGTGGTCGATGGAGGTAATGCCACCGGTATCATAGATCCGGTCACGTACATGCTCAAGGAAGGCTATGCTGTTCTGGAATATGATGAGTATAACCAGCCGCTGACGGAGGCCTACTTCATCACTGGCAGCACGGCGATCTACGAAAAAGGCCGGCTCCTGCATGTTGTACAGAATGCCGCTCCGTTCCCGCTGCTGGTGCCGGTGATCTACCGGCCGGATGCGGTAAGACCGTTCGGGCACAGCCGGATCAGCAGGGCGTGTATGTCTATCGTCGATAGCGCAGTCCGTACCGTGAAGCGTTCGGAAGTGGCGGCGGAGTTCTACAGCTACCCGCAGAGATACATTCTCGGAATGGACGAAAGCGCCGAAGACATCGACAAGTGGAAGGCAGCCATGTCGTCCATGCTCCGGATCGACCGGGACGAAGACGGTGGGCATCCTGTTGTGGGGCAGTTCCAGCAGCAGACTATGACCCCGCATGTCGATCAGCTCCGGATGTTTGCCGGACTGTTCGCCGGTGAAACAGGCCTGACCCTGGACGATCTGGGATTCCCTTCCCAGAACCCTTCCAGCGCGGAAGCCATCAAAGCAAGTCATGAGTCGCTGCGGCTGACAGCCAGGGAGGCTCAGAGGACGCTTGGAGTCGGTCTCCTGAACGCCGGATATCTGGCTGCATGTGTCCGCGATAAATATCCATACCTTCGGAGACAGGTGGCAGAGACGCAGCTGCGGTGGAAACCGATATTCGAACCGGATGCCGGCATGCTCTCCGGGATCGGCGACGCAGTGCAGAAGATCCAGACATCCTTCCCTGAGTATTTTACGGAAGAAAAGCTTCGTGAGCTGACGGGGATCTGATCATGGAAACAAAAGACGAGATCCAGAGGTTATTCGCAAAGACCTTAAGAGAAGATGATCAGATCCTGAAGCTTCAGGATAAACTGGTGAAGGGAACAGCCACCTATAAGCAGTCCGAGCAATATGCGGCGCTTGTTGGGAAAGCATATTCCGAAGCTTTCAAGGCTGTTGTAGGGCCTGCGGAAACGGTCGGCGGAGATCTGTACTTCCAGATCGCGCAGGAAGTTTTTCCGCCCGGTCTGCATTCGATCTACCAGTCAACCGCTAATTATGTTATGCGGGTGCAGGAGCTGCAGAACAAAGCCGCCGGCATAGGCCTGAAAGCTCTTATCCCGGAATATGGAGACATCCAGACCGGTTATCTGCAGAAGCTTGCGGATTCGGTCACTCCTGCAGGCCTGGAGCATGCCGTGGACACAGAGCCGTCATTCTTCGCCCGGCGGGTTGTTGATGAAGCTATCCGGATGAATGCCGAAGCGCACGAACGGGCAGGCCTGAAAGTCACGGTTACCAGGATCTACGGCGACAAGGGCGTCCACAATGGAAAAGATCCGTGTAAATGGTGCATTTCAAGGTGTGGGAATGCGATGTCACTCCAGGAAGCTCTGGACAAGGACGCATTTTCCACGCATCAGGGGTGTGCCTGCACGATCATATACACTTCCGCCAAAGGCAAGACCACAAAACGCGTCGGCGGCGGATGGTGGCAAGAAGTTTGAAAGGAGTGACGCCTTTGAGGGTACGCAACAGGGGAAGGACTAGGACAGGAGGCTGATATGGATACCAGGATCGGGAGACAGTCCCCGACGGTATCCGTTATCCTACCTTACACTGAAACAAAAGGGCCGGAGGCTGTTGATCTGTACAACACCACCGAGAAGGACATGCTGGAATGGCAGGAGGCACTGACCTATGATCTGATGGCCGTGAACGATGAAGGCTTATGGATCCATCAGAAATTCGGGTACAGCGTCCCGCGGCGTAACGGCAAGTCAGAGATGGCCCTGGCGCGTTGTATTTGGGGCTTGGCGAACGGTGAGCGGATCTTATACACAGCACATAGGGCAAGCACGGCGCACTCGATCTGGGAGCGTCTGAGCCGCCTGTGCGCAAAGTGCAATATCCACATCACTTCATCGTTCCGGGCTTTCGGCAAAGAGCACCTGTACACGGAAGACAGTGTGATCGAGTTCAGAACCAGGACGTCATCCGGCGGACTTGGTGAAGGTTACGATCTGCTGATCATCGACGAAGCGCAGGAGTACACGCCAGAGGAGGAAACCGCTCTTAAGTACGTTGTCACGGACTCCGCGAACCCTCAGACGATCATGTTCGGGACTCCGCCCACTGCGATCAGCGCCGGCACCGTGTTCCCTAAGTACCGGGAGAGCGTCCTGCAGGGTGACTCTTTTGAGTCCGGCTGGGCTGAGTGGTCTGTTCCGGAGATGTCCGACGTCAACGACATGGATCTCTGGTATGAGACAAACCCGTCCCTGGGAACCATCCTGAAAGAGCGGACGATCCGGTCTGAGATCGGCCCGGATGAGACTGACTTTAATATTCAGCGTCTGGGCTTATGGATCAGGTATAACCAGAGATCCGCCATCTCCATCAATGAATGGGAGGCGCTGCAGGTCGAGCAACTGCCGAAGCTTCGCGGAAAACTATATGCCGGTGTCAAGTTCGGGCATGACGGAAAGAACGTGTCCCTGTCGATAGCGGCATGGACGGAAGACGAGAAGATCTTCGTGGAAACCTATGCGTGCAGACCGACAAGCGCCGGAATAGCCTGGCTGATCAATTTCCTGGAAAAAGCCGATATCGGCGAGACAGTAGTGGACGGTGACAGCGGGAAGGCGATCCTGCAGGATGCCATGAAGACGGCAAAGCTTAAAAAGCCGGCGTTCGTATCAACGCAGGAGTTTATAAAGGCCAATGCTGTCTTTGAGCTGGCGCTGTCACAGGCTACGCTCGTACACATGCAGCAGTCAGCCGTGACACAGGTGGTCAGCAACTGCGAAAAGCGTGCGATCGGCAGCCATGGCGGATTCGGCTATCAGTCCCAGATCGAAGAGGCAGACATCGGCATCCTGGACAGCATGATCCTGGCACACTGGAAGTGCAGCGAGTGTAAGGGAAAACGAAAACAAAAAATTGCGTACTGAAGGCAGCTTAACAGGCTGCTTTTTTAGTGCATATCTACGGATACCGCCCGGTAAGCGGGGAAAGGAACTATTATGTCAGAATTTACACCTATTGAGACTCAGGAGCAGCTTAACAGTATCATCGGCGACCGTATCCGGAGAGCCGAAGAGAATGCTGAGAAAAGGTTCTCGGAAAAATACGGCGACTATGAAGCCGTGAAGACGCAGAACTCAGAGCTCTCCCAGCAGGTTGCTCAGTTAACTGAACAGCTGCAGAGATCCACAGAGACCATCAACGGGAACAAAGCCATTGTTGATGATCTGACCGCGAAAGTGCAGAAATACGAGACCGCCTCGGTAAAAACGAAGGTTGCACTGGAACTGGGGCTGCCGTACCAGATGGCCGAACGACTGACCGGAACTGATGAAGAGACGATCCGGAAGGACGCAGAGGAGATGGTCAAACTGATCGGTTCGAATCGACCTACGGCACCGCTTAGATCTACTGAGCCGAATATTCAAAACTCTGAAAATGCCGCGTGGGCTACCATGGCGGCAAAACTTAACCAGTAAAGGAGACCAATATGGCTACTACGCTTAATGCTTCTACTAATTTTCCGGAGACGCTCGTTTCCGAGATCTTCACCAAGGTAAGAGGATATTCCTCTCTGGCAAAACTGTCCGGTCAGACTCCGATCCCCTTCAACGGCATCAAGGAATTTGTCTTCGCGATGGATTCTGAGGCTGCGATCGTGGGCGAAGGCGCTGCGAAGCCTGCCATGAGCGCAACTGTCACCCCGAAGATCATCCGCCCGGTGAAGTTCGTTTATCAGCTGCGTGTGTCTGATGAGTTCACCCGCGCTTCCGATGAAGCCCGCATTCCTTATCTGCGGACGTTTGCCGACGGCTTCGCGAAGAAGATCGCCCGCGGCTTCGATATTGCCGCTTGGCACGGTCTGGAGCCCTTCACCATGACGGACGCTTCCTTCAAGGCTACCAACTCCTTTGACGGTCTTTGCACCGGCAATGATGTTACCTATGTCGCCGCTTCTGTTGATGACAACATCGAAGCTGCTGTTGCCGCTGTGCAGGCTGACAATGGCATCGTGACCGGTCTCGCTATGTCTCCGGAAGCCGGTGCCGCCCTGGCTCAGATCAAGGTAAACGGCGTTGTCCAGTTCCCTGAGTACAGATTCGGCCAGAACCCCAACAGCTTCTATGGCATGACTTCCGATGTGAACGCGACCGTTTCCACGAAGAAGCAGGCCGACACCACGACCGTGCACGTATATGCCGGCGACTTCCAGAACGCCTTCAAGTGGGGCTATGCTGCCAACATCCCGCTGGAGATCATCGAATACGGCGATCCCGATGGCCGCGGCAGAGATCTGAAGCAGTACAACGAAGTCTGCCTGAGATCCGAAGCTTATATCGGTTGGGGCATCCTCGATCCTGACAGCTTCGCTCGTGTAAAAGCCACGACGACCTGATGACCATGGAGTACCGGAACATTAAAACCGGTGCCGTCATTAACGTAAACGCTACTATGGGCGGCAACTGGGAACCTGTGAAGCCCGCCGCTCAGAAAGCGGGGCCGAAGGCCGCACCGGCTAAGAAGAAGGGATCGAAAAAATAATGAGCACCTTTGCGACTTTGAATGACGTCCTGGAGCTGACCGGGAAGGCCTACACCGCCACGGAGCAGGAACGGATCTCCGCTCTCCTGCCGCTCGTTTCGGACGCCCTGCGCTATGAGGCCTTCAAGGTCAATAAGGACATGGATGAGATGATCAGCGCCGATGCCTCCGGAGCTTATGGCAGCATCGTGAAGATGACCACGGTGGATATCGTCTGCAGGGTTATGCGGCAGTCTCTGGAAGGTGACCCCATGTCACAGGAAAGCCAGAGCGGGCTGGGTTATTCCTGGTCTGGAACGTACGCAGTCCCCGGCGGCGGGATCTCCGGCGCTATCATGCGGAACGACTTGAAAAGGCTCGGCCTGCGCCGCCAGAGGATGGGGGTGATCCCGCTATGGGGAAGCTCCACGGAGTGACGGTTGTCCTGCATGCCAGGACGCAGACTGGAGTGGACGCACTGAATCAGCCGGAATATACGGACGCCACCATAAACGTGGACAACGTCCTGATCGGCGAGCCTACGACCGACGATGTGATCACAGATCTGCAGCTCTTCGGGAAACGCCTGGCTTATACGCTGGGCATCCCGAAGGGCGACACGCATGTCTGGACAGATACAGAGGTCGAATTCTTCGGACAAAAGTTCCGGACATATGGGCTGCCGGTTGAAGGCATTGAGGATCTGCTTCCACTGGAATGGAACAAGAAGGTGAAGGTGGAGCGCTATGGGTAAAACGGTATTCAAGTTAAACAGCGCAGGAGTCAGAGAGCTTTTGAAGTCTACAGAGGTCGCTGAGGAATGCCGGATGCACGCCCAGGCGGTACAGAGCACAGCTGGGGAAGGTTATATTGTGGAACCGCGGAACTATGCGGAACGTAGTGGCTATGCAGTCAGTGCGGACACCATGAAAGCGCGGCTGGATAACTTTTATAACAATACCCTGCTGAAGGCGTTGAGGTGACGGCATGATCGAGACGACTATCTTAAGCTACTTAATGAGCGCCTTGGGAGATGTGCCGGTTTTTGCGGAGCGTCCTGTCGGCGATGAGATCCCGGACAAATATGTCGTGATCGAGAAGACAGGATCTTCCAGATCTAACTATATCACCACATCCACCGTGGCCTTTCAGTCCTACGGAAGGCGCTTGCTTGAAGCCCTGCAGCTGAACGAGCGGGTGAAAGAGGCGATTGATTCCGCAGTAGAACTGCCGGAGATCAGCGCTGCCCGCCTGAACAGCGACTACAACTTTTCTGACCAAACAAACAAGATATACCGTTATCAGGCGGTATATAACATCACGCACTACTAGGAGGTGCATATATGAGTACGGTAACGAATGTTTCTACCGGAAAGCCGAAAGTCGGCGGCGCGATCTACCGCGCACCTCTCGGCACTACTCTGCCGACCGACGCCACCACTGCCCTGGGAACTGCTTTTAAGTGCCTGGGCTACTGCGGCGAAGACGGTCTGCGGAATAACAACAGCCCTGAGACCACTGAGATCAAGGCCTGGGGCGGTGATACTGTCCTGACTGTCCAGACCAGCAAGCCGGATACGTTCAGCTTCAAGCTGATCGAAGTGCTTGACGTGGAAGTCCTGAAGGCTGTTTATGGCAGCTCCAACGTGACCGGCACCCTGGCCGAAGGTATCACGGTGGAAGCCAATTCCGACGAGCCGGAAGAGGCCTGCTGGGTGATCGAGATGGTCATGCGGAACAACGCCCTGAAGCGGATCACGATCCCGGACGCGAAAATCACCGAGGTGGGAGAGATCTCCTACACGGACGAAGAGGCTGTCGGATATGACTGCACGCTGCAGGCTCTGCCGGATGCGAGCGGCCAGACCCATTACGAGTATATCCAGAGAACGGCGTAAAACCCAAAGCGGAGGTAAGGGATGAAAACGAAAGGTGTAACGTCTGAGGGGTTTGCCTACGAGCTGGCGGAGAACGCAGGCGATGACATGGAAGTCCTGGAAGCCCTGAAGGAACTTGAGGGCGGGGACATTTACCAGGTCTCGTATCTGCTGGACAAGCTGCTCGGTAAGGAACAGAAGAAGGCTCTTTATGACTTTTACAGGGAAAAGGAAGGACGTGTTTCTATCGTCCGGATGTCCGAAGTCATGAAGGGCTTTTTTGCCGCTGAAGACGCTTCCAAAGAGTTAAAAAACTCCTGATCCTCGCCGGATATCTGAATAGAGACGAGGACGCCCTGATCTGCGATTTTGCGGAGACATATGGCGTCCTGGATTGGAGGGCGCTGCCGGTTCGTCTGGCGGCGTCCCTTTCGTCCGGTCTCAGGAGCGATTCGCGCTCCGTAATGAAGGCGGCGGGGTCAAAGATCGACAATAAAACGTGGATTCTGGCGTCTGCCCTGGACAGGCTCACGATCCTGGTCTGGCAGAACACCAAAGACGGAGCAAAAGGGCGAAACAAGCCGGCGTCTGTCGTGGAAGCACTGATGGATGTTGGAAAGCCCGGAGATGCGGCAGCGTTTGAATCCGGAGAGGAATTCACTGCTGCCAGAAACAGAATACTGAAGCGGTTAAGGAGGTTCGCGTAGATGGCGGGAACGACACTGGGGACTGCCTATGTGCAGATCCTCCCTTCTGCAAAAGGCATAAGTAAAAACATAACGGAAGAGCTGAGCGGCTCCGACGGCGTTGAGGCGGCAGGGAAAAGCGCAGGCAAAGGACTCGGTACTTCTCTGGTCGGCTCGTTAAAGAAAGTTGTGGCTGCGGCTGCAATCGGAAAATTAGTCGCTGACTCACTGAGCGCAGGAGCCGATCTCCAGCAGTCCTTTGGTGGCGTTGAGACCATCTATGGCGATGCAGCCGAAAGCATGAAGCAGATGGCGGTGGAAGCCGCTGCTGCCGGAATATCAGCAAACGACTACGCCGAACAGGCTGTGTCCTTTGGCGCATCGTTAAAGCAGGCTTTCGGTGATGACATCCAGGGCGCTGCTGAAGCCGCCAACCAGGCGATCCTGGACATGGCGGACAACAGTGCCAAAATGGGCACGGATATATCTGCCATCCAGACAGCCTATCAGGGGTTCGCAAAAGGCAATTACACCATGCTGGACAACCTGAAGCTTGGATATGGCGGAACCAAGGAAGAAATGGAGCGCCTGCTGGAAGACGCGGAAAAGATACACGAGCAGACGACCGGCGAGAAGATCGACTATGATATCTCGGATCTGGGCGATGTTTACCAGGCCATCCACGAAGTCCAGGGTGAACTTGGGATCTCCGGAGTGGCCGCGAAGGAAGCGTCTGAGACCTTCTCCGGCTCCATGGGCGCGATGAAGGCGTCCGCAACGAATCTGCTGGCGAATCTGGCATTGGGTGAAAACATCGGCCCCAGCCTGGCTACCCTGCAGCAGACCGTGTCCACGTTTCTCGTGGGGAACTTTCTGCCGATGGTCTCCAATGTGTTCCAACAGCTTCCAACGGCGTTTGCGGCGCTTCCCGGCTTCGTGGCGGATCTGATCCCGCAGATTCTCCCCCTGGCGGCGGATATGGTGTCCGGACTTGTACAGGGCATTATTGATAATATCCCCGTATTCGTGGCCGGCTTCGGCGACCTACTGGATGCGATCCCGGAGGCCATTGATAACGTAAACTGGACAGAGCTAGGCCAGAAGATGGTTGACCTGCTCGCTGCAGCGTGGGACGGTGCCGTAGCGATCGCGCAGGATATATGGGACAGCGTAACAAAGATATTCACTGGAGAGATCGACGTTGTAGGCATTCTGACAAGCGCCTGGGATGCTCTGAGCGGTATCGCTGAGGGTATCTGGAGCGCTGTTACAACGATATTCACGGAAGAGCTTAATGTTGTAGATATCGCAACATCCGCATGGGATACGCTTACTTCTACGGCGCAGGGTATCTGGAATAATACCAAAGCTATCTTTGAAGGCGCAGCTCCTGCAGTGAAAAGCATTGTCACATCTGCCTGGAACACGATCAGCGCAAACGCGCAGCTCCTCTGGGACAACGCAAAGGGGATCTTTGAAGGCGCGGCTCCGGTGGTCAAAGAGGTTGTGACTACTGCCTGGGATACGCTTTCAACGACTGCGGACACGATCTGGAGCGGAGTCAAAAATATCTTTTCTGAGTTTGACATCGAGTGGCCGGACTTCGGCGAGCTGGCGAAGGGTGCCTTTGAAGGACTGAAGAACGCCGCACAGGCTGCATGGGACTGGGTGAAGGGACTCTTCGGAGGTGGCAAGGATGATGAAGCTGTCCAGGCTGTGGAAGGTACCACGCAGGAGATGGCTGCCACCCTGGCGTCTATGGGTCTGAAGATCTCCGAAGTAGATACTTCTGCCATTGACACAGCTAACGAATATGTCGAGAAGACAGCAAAGGGCTGGGAGTCGCTCATAAAGAATCTGAAGCTGGCCCTGCCTTCCGTCGGGACTTCCACGCTGGACACTGCCCAGAGATATGTCAGTATGGCTGCCGGGAAATATCAGAGCACCATGAATTTCAAGTGGGAACTGCCGAAGCTTCACGGATATCTGCCGGTCATCAGTGTAAAGATGGAGACGGCAAAGTCCAGTGACGGAAAGACTTCGGTCAGTTATCCGACGTTCAGCGCAGCACATACGAAGTGGTTCGCAAAGGGCGGTATCTTCAACGATCCGACGATCATCGGTATCGGCGATTCCAAAGGCCCAGAAGCAGCTGTCCCGCTTGACATCATGTGGACGCGGATGGAAAAGGAATTCGACAAACACCTGAACGACGGCAACGGGGCGACGATCACGAACTACATCGAAGTGAACGGCGCGGAAAACCCTGAAGACTGGGCGGCCAGGTTTGCAAGACAGATGAGACTGGAGGCGAGGATGGCGTAATGGCAACAAAGAAAGTCAGTAAGACAACTAAACAGCCGTCCGGGCTTACGGTGTCAAGGGACGCCATGGTGTTTACCTGTGCCTGGAAGATCATAGACGAAGACTATGCAGCCGGGCAGAACTTTCAGTATCAGACGAATCTGCATAAAAGTGATCAGTGGGTCAAGGCGAGCCTAACGCCAGGCGACACAAGCAACGCTGTCACGCTGTACGCAGCGAGTTACTACCCTACGACAGATAAGCGGTTAACCCGGTTTTCGTTCCGGGTGCAGGGCAAGCGGGAGAAGACGACCAGCACGAGCGGAAGTACAACGACGATCACCACATATGCCGTGAGCGCATGGGTACATAAAAGCCTGACGCTCTCCGTTCCGAATAAGCCGGTTCTGACGGCAACACTTGACGATGCGCTTTCCAATGTATGCGAGTTTGCCTGGGAAACTGAGGTCGCCGACAATGACCAGCAGCCCTTCGCCGATGTGGAGTGGGAATCCATCTTCACGAAGAGCGTGGAAGTATCGGACGGATCAAAGCTGACCTGGTCGGGATCTACTTACCAGACCGGGACAGGAGCGGCGAGCGGATCCATATCATTCACGGAAAACACCGCGCAGCTGGCGGATCGTCCATGGGTGCGCTGGGTGCGTATCAGATCCCGCGGGGCTGCCGGAGTTTCCGGCTGGGTGTACGCGTCCCATGTGTACGCTATGCCGCACAAGGCAGAGATCACTAATGTTTCGTCTTACGCTGCCGGAACCGGTCTTTCCGTGTACGTCAAGTGGACAGGGGATTCATCCTTCGGGCGGCCGATCGACTCCAGTATCGTTCAGTATGTGATTACGGTACCGGCTGCCGGCCTGACATGTCCGGCAAATGCAGACTGGCAGGACATGGTGACCATCGAAGACACAAGCGGCAAAGATGCCGTCCGCGTCGGTATAGCAGACACTCCGGAAGCAGATCAGTGCCTTTTCGTTCGTGTGATACAGGTTCATGACTTTAACAGATCCTACAGTGATGCGGTCCTGGTGCGGAAAGGCATTATGTCGGCACCGTCCGGGCTGTCAGTAAGCCAGAACCAGTCCACATACAGAGCAACCATTACGGTAACCAACAATTCCGCCATCCCTGATTCACGGCTTGCTATCGTCTACCGGAAAGCGTCGAACGCATCAAAGGACATGGTTGTCGGAGTCATGGAGCACGGTGCCACGAGCATCACAGTGCAGTGCCCGAACTGGTCTTCCGAGACCGGGATCTCGTTTGGTGTTTATGCGTTTGTTGGCAGCGCTCCGAGACAGACATGGACTGGTGGCGTTTACAATTACTCCATTAATGCCAAGATGTCTTCGGAGACGATCTGGCAGGGCGGAACCGTGCCGGTCGCTCCGGATAACGTTGCCGCCGAGATCTCCGGCAGGAGCGGAGAGGTTATTGTAACCTGGGACTGGTCGTGGCGTGATGCCAGTGCGGCGGAAGTGTCCTGGTCTACTGACTCGGAAGCCTGGGAAAGCACCAGAGCGCCGGAGACGTTTACCCTGGACAATTCCCAGTCCGGGAAGCTGCGTGTGGTGGAGCTGGAACTGGGGCATGTATGGTATTTCCGTGTAAGGCTGGCAACGGTTAACGAAGAAGGGGAATACACATACGGCCCTTATAGTGATCCTGTTTCCGCAGACGTCAGCTCCGCTCCTGTGAAGCCGTCCCTGATGCTGTCTTCCGGAGTCGTGGTTAAAGGCGACACGATAGAAGCCAGCTGGACGTATGAAACCACAGACGGGACGCCGCAGAGCTATGCGGAGATCCGCCTGGCTACGGTGGAAGGCACGACAGTGACGCCTGGCAAGAGGGTCACAAAGGTTCTGTCCGGCCAGCATGTCACCATTAACCCGAAGAGTAAAAAGTGGGAAACCGGAGAGACTTACTACCTGATCGTGCGCTCGCAGTCCGCAAGCGGCTATATGTCGGAGTACAGTGATCCGGTGCCGGTCACCTATGCCGCACCGCTTACCTGTGCGATCACAGCGACATCCCTGCAGGAAGGTACGTACGGCGGACGCAACATCCGGGCACTGACCGCTATGCCGTTAACGGTTACTGTGACAGGGGCAGGCTCCGGCGGAACCACTACGGTCGCGGTAGAACGGCGCGGTGACTATAAGATCGACAGGCCGGACGGAAATGAGAATATCGGTTTTGATGGCGAAACGGTCGCTATCGTATCCAGGAAGGGCGAAGGCCAGCTCACCATCACCAGAGACGATCTGCTCGGCCCGCTGGATGACGGTGCCAAGTATCGGATCATTGCTACGGTTTCAGACGGTCTCGGACAGAGCGACGAAAAACAGCTTAACTTTGAGGTGTTCTGGTCTCATCAGGCTAAGATGCCGAGGAATGCGGCAGTTTCTGTCGATCATGACAACCTGGCCGTGGCGATAACTCCGGCAGCACCGTCCGGCATCGGAACCGGCGATACATTTGATCTGTACCGGCTTTCTGTAGACGGTGCGGAGCTTATCCTGAGCGGCGGCACTTTCGCCACAAAGTATGTGGATCCGTATCCGGCATTCGGGCCTTCGGGCGGTCATCGGATCGTGTTCCGGACTGTAAATGGCGACTATGTCACTGCTGACGGCCATATTGCATGGCTGGATCTGCACGAAGAGCAGGGCGACATTCTGGAGTCTGCAAGCAGCGTGATCGACTTTGACGGCGGCAGGGTGATCCTGTCCCACAATATGGCAGTGTCCAGTTCGTGGAAAAAGGACTTCAAGGAGACTTCGTACCTGGGCGGATCTGTACAGGGTGACTGGAACCCGGCAGTGCACCGTACCGGTACGCTGTCCGGCGTCGTTGTAACGGATAACGCTGAAACGATCAGCTCCATGCGGCAACTGGCTGCCTATGCCGGTATCTGCCACGTCCGCACGGTGGAAGGATCAAGCTACGCCGCGGATGTACAGGTGTCCGAGAAGAGAAGCTACCAGGAAGCCGGCAAGCTCGCAACGTTCGACCTGAAGATCACCAAGGTAGATCCGGAGGGGTTCGACGGCATGCTGTACGCTGACTGGTTGAAAGAGATCACGGAGGGCTGAGCATGAATTGGTCTTCTGGATACAGTGCCGCATTTTATTTGCGGGTAGTTGACAGCGCCACCTGGCGCGATACTGATCGGATAGAAGTGACGGGCGGGAACATCTCCCGCTCGCTGTCCGATCTGCAGGAATCGGCAGATCTGGAGTGTATCGAATATGAGCACCCGGCAGAGCAGTGGGTCAGGGTCTGGATGGATGTCCGCCAGAGCGGAGACGCTGCACATGTGCCGCTGTTCACCGGTCTGGCTGTCTCACCGGATCAGGACATAGACGGTATGCTGCGTAAGAACACAGTGCAGTGCTATTCCGTACTGAAACCGGCTCAGGATGTCCTCCTGCCGCGCGGATGGTTCGCCGGCGAAGGCATGAACGGCGGAGAGCTTGTCCGGCAGCTGCTCAGTGTGACCCCTGCCCCGAAGACAGTCACCGGCATCGCTCCGGATCTGTCTCAGAATATTATTGCGGAGAACGGCGAGAGTTATCTGTCCATGGCAAGGAAGATCCTGGACGCCATGAACTGGCGGCTGCGGATCGGGGGAGATGGAGTCATAGAGATCTGTCCACGAGCCAACGAGATCTCTGCAGACTTCAACTCCCTGACCGCGGACAGCCTGAACCCGTCCGTCCGGATGTCGAGCGACTGGTTCGAGTGTCCGAATGTGTTCCGGGCAGTTAAGGGCGATGAGTACGAGGTTGTCAGGGATGACGATCCGGACAGCATGCTGTCGACGATCACGAGGGGCAGGGAAGTCTGGATGGAAGATACCGGATGCCACCTGAACAATGGAGAGTCACTCTATGCGTACGCCGTAAGGCGTTTGAGGGAAGAACAGCAAGTGGCTGTCTCTGTGTCTTATGACCGGCGCTACCATCCGGATGTGATGGTCGGGGACAGAGTGCGGCTCCGGTATCCGGCTCAGATGATCAAAGGAGTCTTCCGGGTTGTGTCCCAGAAGGTGACACTCGGATATGGCGCGATGACAGCTGAAGAAGTGGAGGCAGACGGATGAGTGAATTTGACAATATCAAAAAGGACATTCTGGAGTCTGCCAAAAAGATGGGGCAGAGCAGGACATCCGGCTATGATACGACTGCGACCGTGACAAGGATCGAAGGATCTACGGCCTGGGTGCATATTCCGGGCGGCGTGATAGAGACTCCTGCGCAGCTCACGATCTCCGCAAAGGCAGGAGACGCGGTTCAGGTTCGGGTGGCTGATGGGTCTGCCTGGATCACCGGCAATGCCACAGCACCGCCGACGGATGACCGAACAGCGGTTGCTGCCACTGTTGTGGCACAGACAGCGCAACAGGCAGCCGACACTGTCAGCGCCAAAGTGGCCGTGATCGAGAAGGCGTATATCACGGAAGCAACGGTGGAGACTCTGCTCGCCGACTATGCCAGTATCGACTATCTGGAAGCCAACTATGCCACGATCACGGAGCTGCACACCGGGTATGCTCAGATCAACCTTGCCAACATCGACACGGCCAATATATCAAAGGCATCCATCAAGGATCTCTTCACGGAGGTCGGCCTGATCGCCAGCGCGACCATTGTGGATGGTAAGATCACCGGATATCTGGATGCAGTCAACGTAAATGCCGCGAATATCACCGCCGGCACTCTGGTAGCGGACAGGATCGCGATCAGGGGGAGCAATTCGTCTCTGGTGTATGCGCTGAACAACTACGGCCAGATCACAAGCACACAGGTGAACACTCTGGACGGATATGTGTTGACGCCCAGAACCATCAACGCTGATAAGATCGTTGCGGGGACTATCACGGCGACGGAGATCGCGGCCAGTACGATCACAGCGAATAAGCTTAATGTATCGACGCTGTCTTCCGTGGCGGCGGATATCGGCACTGTGACGGCGGGCGTGTTGAAGAGCACAGACTACTCGTATTCCTCCGGGACTTATACCACTGCCGGGATGATCATTGATCTGACCAACAAAGTGATCCGGATGCCGAACACGGCGATATTATCGGATGGGTCGTTATACACAAAGAGCGGCGAGATAGGTGGGTTCGCAATGGACTCGACATCTATCCACACAAAAAACGTGGCCGTAACATCAAACGCCGAAGACAGTCTTGCGCTGTCATCGTCAACGTTTACGAGAACAATAGGCGGCACTTCCAGAAGCAATTTGAAATTCGCTATAGGTGATTCGTTCGGATTGACGAAGGCGGGGCAGATCTTTGCCGGCGCTACTATGATCCTTGACACTGCTACTTCGTCCAGTGGCAGAACGAGCCTTGCCGGTATAGAGATACAGTATGGCGGGACTGCTGTCGGAGGTCTTGTCGGATCTGTCATACCATCGTCCACACCATACAAAGAGCTTCGTCTGTACACTCCGAATCAGTTGCATATTTACGCCGGTGAAGGGATATTTGCAGAAAGCGCCATTACTGGTTCCCTCACAGGCCACGCCTCCCTTGATCTGCCACTTACTGGTGGCACGCTGACAGGAAATGTTACTATTGGGCAAACTACTGATACTTATGTAAGGACTATGGCGGTGCGGAACTCGCTTGGAAATGTATCGTTAGCTGTCGGTGGGGACGGACTGCACGGCATTTGGTCGGACACTAAAGGTGGATGGCTGTTATATGCAAACAGTAGCGCAAGTAGTACAGATAACAACCTCTATATTCCAAGAACAATATGGTGTAGCGCCGGGCGAATCTTTGCAAACATGACATCTGGCGAAGCACAGGTAAACGCGTCTAACGGCACACACACAATCTATCTGTACTGTAATAGTAATGGAACCTCTGGCATATATGCTTTTAAGGCTGATGGTACTGGCTATAGCGTTATCAGCACTGCAAACGGTGCAACAACGTCTACCTTCAACGGTCATGCTACGTCTGATCTGCCGCTTACTGGTGGGACGCTAACAGGTGCGTTGACGGTCACAGGCACCCTTACTGGCTACGACTACTCAGGGGCATCACACGTTATGGTCGGTTCTGCCGCTGACGCATCACACAGGGTCGGATACCTCTACCACCAAAACCCGACAACGGTTAGGGTATACGGACAGGCCGGCGGGAGTGGTTATACCACATACACCACACTGACAGGAACATCGTCCTCAGATATCAGGCTGAAAAAGAATGTTGCCGACACAGAAATAGCCAATGCACTGAGCGTAATCAATCAGATCGAAATGAGGTCTTTCGATTGGTTGCCCGGTTGGAGAGATTACGACCATCAGCCTATCGGCATGATTGCTGACCAGATCGAAAAACTGGATAACCGTCTGGTGATCGGTGGCGGCTATGACCCGGATGGGGAGCCGAACTACAAGGTGATAGACGATCACTATCTGGCCTGTTACCTCACAAAGGGTGTACAGGAACTTTGCGATAGGATCGAAATGTTGGAACGTGAGATCAAAGCACTGAAAGGAGTGGCCTGATGAGAAACTTAGAGATCGCGGCAATAGTCAACGCCTACCTGGGGCAGAAGGGAAAAGAGGGCTATAAGCTGCCGGCAGCCATCGCCTGGAAGCGCAGGGTCAACATGGACAAGCTGATCAAAGCTAAGGAGCTGATCGACGAAGCGCTCCGGGACATCGGGAAGAACTACATGGACGATGAGCATTCCGTGAAAGCAGAAAACGGCGACCGGCAGGTAAAACCGGAGTTCCGGCAGGAGTTCTTCAAGGCTCAGGCGGAGATCCTGGAGCAGGACACGGAAGTCGACATCCGGAAGGTGACCATCGCCGATCTGGGCGACATCGAGTTGTCCGATGCTGACATGGACACGCTCGCTTTTATGATCGAAGAAGGTGAGTAGGATGTGGTGGGAAGAAGTGATTAGGTTTCTGCTGCACAACCCCGGCTTCACGATCATCGGGGCGTTCACGCTGATCCAGATCGTACCGATCAAGATAAACCCATGGTCGTGGGTGGCGGGGCTGATCCACAAATTTTTGTTCGGCAAAATCGACGAGAAACTGGATGCCATCACGGCAAAGGTCGACAACCTTGAGAAGCAGGTCGAAGAGGACAAGGCCCGGCAGGCCCGCACGCATATCCTGCGCTTTGCTGATGAGCTCTATGAGAAGAAGCAACACACGCAGGAATACTTTCTGCAGATCCTGGATGAAGCAAAATTCTATGAGGAGTATGTGGCGCAGCACAAGGGGTTTATAAACGGCAGGACAGAAAACGCCTGCAAGATCATCCGAGAGACATATGATGCCCTTTGGAAAGAACACAAATTCTAAGGAGACAACCATGACGGAAGAGAAGTTGGGGAAAAATGTGAACTTTGAGCGCATCCGCCGGATCACGGGTTATTTGGTCGGAACCATGGAGAAATGGAACGACGCAAAGAAGGCCGAGGAGCGGGATCGTGTCAAGCATAGTATTGGGAGGTAGATGACCATGGCGAATTATGTAACAGCCACATTCAACGGTTCAGAGACCAAAGCAGTCGCGACCGGTCTCTGGCAGTGGGACTACGGCCAGACGCTGAGGGTGGAAGGGCTCAACCTTCCCAGAACTCTGGAAGTGCACTTTCATCAGAGAAGCCGTCAGTGGCTTATGTACGGAGTCACTGTTGATGGTGTGATGACGGTATCGATCCCGAACGAGTTCCTGCAGTACGCGCAGCCCGTTGTGGCGTACATCTATATGCATGACGCTGAGACGGACGGAGAGACCCAGTACGAGGTCACGCTGCCGGTGGTGGCAAGAGAGAAGCCGGTGGACTATGATGAGACAGATCCGGCAACGACCGCGGCCTATCAGGCTCTGGTGGATGCGACTGCCCTGCTCCAGAACGATATCGAGACCGTGCAGGGATATGCGGACGATGCTTCCGATCATGCTACTGCTGCGGAAGG